TCGTAGTACTTTCCAGCGTACCGAATACAAAAAAGATAAGACTTCATGTATGTAGATTAATGGTTATGGGAGATAATGTCAACTACTTTGAAGTTGTCTACATTCAAATTTAATAGCTAATTTTTCTTTATTTACAACGTCTTTTGGCAGTTTTTCAAATAATTCTCTTGCTTGAGTATACCCTGCTATCGCACAATCGTAATGAGAAGGGTAGACTTCACGTGGATACATCGAACCTGGACATGCTTGGTTTAACAAACTACAGACGTGTAAAATTAAAATAAACTTCATGAGCTACCTTACGAGTTATTTTAATGCTTGACAATGGTGGTGTCAATACTATATTCATGGGATATGAAGAAATTGGTAGCTGAACAAAGTATAACGCAACAAGAAGTAAAAACGACGGATCACGGATCAAGGCTTAGTGTCATGGACTCTGATAATCCAAACTTCTCTGTTGAGTTAAACAAAGATGCAAAACAAATTCGATTGTTCGTTAATTCAAAACCAGTTGAAACGATTACAATGGACGATCATACAAGATTGCAAAAAGTATTTGATACGTTGCTCAGTACCGTAAAACAAAAAATTACTTTTTGGAAAGTGAATTGAAACTAAAAATGAATGTTCATAGTTGGAAAGAATTGAATAACAAAGTTGATAGTTTAATTAAAACTGTTAAGGACTCTGAATTCAAAGATGAAGATTTTATTGACATCATTGCAACTCAAATGGCTGATATTAATTTAGTCTTGGGTGATACTGGTTTCATGTTATTTGATAAAACATTAGCCAAAAGGATTATTTATGCGGAAATTACAAAGTCATGAAGACCTTATTAATTTTAGTCGCCTTGTTTGTTTTGTTATGGCTATCTTTTCCTCGCACGATTTCGTTTTTAGTTATAGTGATGCTGATAGGATTGACATGAGTTTAGGTAAAAACGTAGATAAAAACAATCCAGTAGTAAAATGGGTTAAGATGTTATTAGAAAACTATGATGTGTCTGATTTAGTAGATGAACATATTGTAGGTGAAGATCCACCTATGAATGATGCAGAATGTCAAAGACGATTACAAAAATTCTTTGAAGCTTTTGAAGAAAAAACTGGATACACCGCACAACAAGCTATTAAAGATATACGTGGGTTTATGAATTAACAAGGAGAAAAACATGACAAAAGAAAATAAAAAAATAGTAATCAAGCTAGAAGACTCAAAAGATAATATTGAGTTATGGCAACAAAACATTCACGCGTTTATGGTGTATGGTAAAGATCTTTTAAATTATTTAAAAGATAAACATCCAGAGACTGCCAAACAGTTTATGGAGAATAGAAAGAATGGTAAAGGGGCCATTGTTCGAGGGTCTGATTATCCATGCGTGATTACAATTACCGACGGTAAATTTTACGACGAGCAATTGGAGAGAAAACAACGTGAGTTAGAGTTGGAGTTTTATCAAAGAGTTGTAGAAAAACCAAATGAGTATGTCCAGGAGGCCATGAAAAAACATGCCTGATATGACTCGACCCGAAGTTGCTGCAGTACAGGAAATGAATCGCGGACGACGGCACAATGAATTGAAGGGTAAGCATAAGAAAACGATAACCAATTACGTTAGTAAATGCTCCATTCAAAATTTAGAAAAAATAATAAAATTCATTAATAAAGATCTAGGAGGACTATTATGAATATAACCAGACACAAATCAGTTGCGGTACGTAAACCAGACTACGATATTTTAAAAGGTCTATGTGGCAAGGAACATAGAGGGCCTAGCCAGTATATATCGCTATTGATTAAGAAAGAAGTCGAACGACGGGCGAAGGATCGTAAAATGACTCCAGAAGCTTATCTCAAAAAAATCTTATCAGAAGCAAAATAACCCTTGTCAATACCCTCAATTGAGGGTACAAGGGCCTTAGTTGACGATCAACTTAAAAACCGAATCATTTTCTTTTTTATATTTTATTTAAAATCAACAATTTAGGAGTATTTGTGGCTGAACTAGACAACGCAGTGAAGCTCATCGCGTCGAAGACTACACGTGAAGAGTTTAATAAGATCAAATCCGTCATGTACGGATTGTTTTGTGGAGCTAGTTTTGGGTTTGATGAAAGTGGATTAGCCTTCAGAGTCCATTTAGATCAGATCCGAAAAAAAACAGATAAGGAGAAACTTAATGCGAGTATATTGCGCGTAGTTAAGTGATTTAAATGAGGGCTAGGTGATCTCTTTTGTCATCTTTCAGAGCTACCATTCTGACCTAGTCCTCGTTTAATTCAACTATCATGTTACATGAGGAGCTAAAAACAGGATATGAGTCTGAAAAAATATTACCAGAACAGAAATTATGGCGGGCTGTTTTGCAACGCGCTTTTGAAGACGTTATATATCCTGGTATGGAGAGACCGTTGGTTATACAAAAGTATAAGGCACACGGTTGGTTCTCTGATGGGGGTAGTGATTTTGACGATGTCTGTTTATTGGCTGGTTTTAATCCTACTTACGTTTACGACACTTACCAGCGAATGGTAGACAATGAACAGGTCTACTTCACAAGAGAGCAAATCAAATACATTAATTGGCGTAAAGAATATAACCGAAAAAGAAAAATTAGACTTTAATCTTAAACATCGAATTAATCGTTACCGTACCGCAAAAGTTTGTACGAAGTGTGGGATAAGTCAAAACATTATTGAATTTTATTTTAAGGCAGGTAAACGACGGCTCCAGGCGGAGTGCCGAACGTGTTTGAATAATGCAAGAATTAAAAAATATAGCAGCAGTCCGTTTGAATATATTGATTATCTCACTAAAAATTTAAGAAATGTTAATCCAAAAAAACGTCGTAAAAAGTCTACCATATCGCGACTCGATTTTTTAAAAATATTTAGAAAACAATTTGATCGTTTTGGACTCAAATGTCCATATTCAGGCATTACCATGACCTGGGAGCTTGGGTCGGGAAAACCGACAGAGACGAACATATCAATTGATAGATTCGATTCTACGAGGCCGTATGAAGCAGGAAACGTGGTGTTTTGTTGTTGGTTCGTTAATAGAATGAAGTTTGATTACACCGATCAAGAGTTTATTGGTGCTTGTGAACATATTGCGAAGAATAAAGAAAGATTTAATGAAGTAAGAAATTATTTGAAAGGCTCAGCGGGAGAAAGGGAGTTGAAAAATAAACAATAACCGCTGAGCCTTGATTGTTGAGCAATCAGCTAAGTTTTATTCATTGAACACCTCCATGTCAATAGATACCAATTGGAGAAACTATGTATCATATAACACTCTACCACGGATCACGGACGACGGCAAATAATATAGTTTAGAATGGTTCTAAGAATGATTCTAAAGTAAGTATGTGGCATACACGCCACAGTTGTAGCAAAAATACAACAATTTATTAAATTTCAGCTTTCTTATAAGGTACTACAAGGTACGAACACCTACAACACAAAAAATACTCAATAGTACACTGAAAACAGGAAAATAGACTATTATCCTTATATACCAACGTTTATTCTTTCAGTGTAGTACCCTGAAAGTACACTGAATTTCAGCTTACTATGTAAGTAGCTCTACTGGTTAGCTGACCTTTTTTGTGGTATATATCTAATTTTAGTTTATTGTACCTATATAGGTTTTGAAAATTATGAATACTGTTGGAGCATTAAAAAAACGTTTGAAAGGAGCAGAATACTTGACTCCTAAACAAAGGACATTTGCAGAATACTTTGTTTCAAGATACCCAGACGTAACCAAAAAAGAAGCGGCTAAAGCTGCAGGCTATGCTGATAAAATTTGTGAGAAGACAGGTAGTTTATTAACTAACCCTGATAAATATCCTCATGTGGTTGCTTACATTGAGAAGTTAAGAGATTCAGCTGCTAAGACCTATAAAGATCATTACAGACATCTTAGAAGATTAGACGATTTATCCAAAAAAGCAGAAGACAAAGGACAACTAGCTGCGGCCATCAACGCTGAGTTTAGGCTCGGACAATCTGTTGGTTTGTATGTTGACAAAAAAGAAATTAAGGTTCAAGACTTGTCAGCAATGTCAAAAGACGAATTGATTAAACAGATAAATGAGTTACGTGATGAAATACCAAACAGCAAAATCCTTGAGCTTGAAGCCGAAGAAGATAGTTCGGTGGAAGACTGAAAAAGACTTCTGGAACGCATTTCATAGAGTACATAACTCGCATCTTATATCAACTAATGTAGGAGCTGTTAGTGTCAACACTAAAAAAGAAAATAAGAGTTAATTACGAAGATGTTAAAATTAATACTGTTTCACCTTCTAATGATAACGACAATCATTGTTTCGGTGAGTACGATTCTGTAAAAAATACAATTGAATTAGATAAAACACAGTCATCTAGATCTATGGCAAACTCACTGTTGCATGAAGTTATGCATGCTGCTGTGTATCATTCTGGTTTAAATTCAGAGGGCAATTGTTTAGCTGTAGAGAAGGACGAAGAGCTTGTAGTTAATAATTTAACCAATACACTTTCACAGATAATTAGGGATAATAAATGGTTCTTACCTTACATTCAAAAGAACATAAATTTAGGAGATAAAACCGATGAGAAAACAAGAGTCAAAACTGTTTCAAGAAATAAGAAAAGCGTTGCCAAGCGTACATTTTCAAAGAATAGAAACCGACGTAGGGCTAGGCGTTCCAGACGTTAATGGCTGTTTCAATGGTGTAGACTTCTGGTTAGAGTTAAAGGTAAGTTCGGGTACAGCGCTCGGGCTATCTAAATATCAAAAAGCGTGGATTATCAGGCGTGGACTTGCAGGAGGACGAGTATTTATCTTGCAAAAGGCCCTCAAGGAGAGAGCTTTAAAACTGTACCAGTGGACATCGGCCATGATCCATGAACCGTCGACCCCCGTCCCATTTGCCACCTTCCCGTTTCCCGTTGACTACCCACAATTGTTAATCACCATCGTCGACTCTGAGCTGGAGCAGGGACCGCGATCCAGCAGCGTGTAGTTCCCATTTCCCAACTCCCACTGCAAATTCACCATTCTTTGACCACTGACCATCGACCCTTCTCTGCAGCTGGTAC